TGAAACTGACAGAGTAAAAAATGAAATATTTATTAATATTGATAGATTAGAATACAAAAGAAGAATAGATCTAATTATTAAATTAGCTTTTAATCCAGATATTAGTAAAGCGGAAGATGAGGTGGATAATGATCAGTAAAAAGCTTCAGATAGTGATGAATGAATATATTAAGCCTACTAAGCTGTATGGTGATGAAGATCCAATTAAAAAAGAAAATACTATGCTAAAGAATAGATTAAAGTTTGTGAAGCATATGTTGAAAGGTCTGCCAGAGCTGATATGGTACTTAGAATCTAAAGATCAAGAGAAACTGCATGAGATCTTATATAGATTAGAAATGACAACTTTAGCAGTAAAGGATAGGGAAGATAAATGACTAGAGATCAAAAAGAATATAAAAAAAGAATAGATCTGGAATATCCAGATAGATCTAAAGAAGCATTAGATCTGCAAAAAAAGATCATGAAACTTATAGATGATCTTGATAAGTTAGGATATGAATTTATGTGGTTTAATAATCAAACATCAATCAGACACAAGAGAGGTTTATAATGAAACTAATGGATATTTGGAAAAGAGAAGTAACATTAAAGAGAGTGATCAGAGATCCCTATAAAATGACCTTTGATCCTAAGTACAATGAAATGCAAGAGCATTACCATAGATCAGCTAGAGAAATGCCTATATTATTCTTTTTAAGGCACAATGAGGACATCAGAGCATTAGCTTTTGCTGTTAGCTTTGCTATAGTGATTTTAGGTTTAGCTGTTGGACTTCAATTACTAGTAAATATGTGGTATGGAGTATGAGATGGATCTATCACTATATACTGGTGATCTTATCATATATGAAGGACATGATAGAGCCTAAGTAATGAGGAAGCATTTTGAATATTACATTGATGATAAATACCAAGAATCTGAGAATACTATATTATATGGAAAAGCAATTATGATCGCCATGATCAGTGGACACTCAGATAGCTGGACAAAGTTCCAGAAGAAGGTATACTTTAATCATGATACTATGACATTTAAAGATATGGGATCTAAATTAGGTACTAGCAGTCAGAATATTCATAAGACACATAAGTCAGCAGTTAAAAAGATTAGAAGGATCATATACAAATTAGTAGAAAACAGAGACTACTTCAGAACTATATAGGTGAGAAGATATACACGATAAGCTTATGCGAATATATGAAAAACTAGCATCACTCTCTCACCAGAATCAGCCAGTGCTTGGCATCTTATTTATACCTTATCCTGTTGTTATCAATAGCTGAGCACTGGTTGATTACCTAAAAAAATTAAATCTTAATATTACTACACTTAAAGTAATACTTTAACTAAACACATCTAACATATGGTTGATTTTTTACATATATATAGATGGAAGATCGCAAATTAGAAGAAATTATCAAAAGAATAGATCTAGAAATAGACTCTGTTAATGCTGGACATAAGGCATTCAAAGAATCAGAAAATAATAAATCCTTTTCAAATGAATACTTAGAAAATTGTTATGGTACATATGATAATCATGATGATATAGAATTTGTAGATGAAAGCGGATCAGATCATAGTTCTACTTTTGATGAAGCTAATTACTCAATACTAAGCTATTAGGACACCGAATGAAATCGGATAAATCGGATAGAAATAGTAAAGGGCAATTTGTCGCAGGGAATAGAGCATCTAAAGGTCATGGTAGACCTAAAGGTGCTAGATCTATACCTGATCTGTTAAGAAGGATCGGTGATGAATTTGGTGAAGGAAATCATATTGACAATTTGGAAGCAGTGCTAAGACATGTTTATAGCCAGGCATTAGAAGGAAAATCATGGGCAGTGGAGTTCATTGCAAACAGGACCGAAGGCAAACCGCATCAGTCCGTATCTTTGCATGAAGCTGATGACATGCCTATTAAGGTATTTGATTTTGATGCAGTGGAAGATTGACCAACTTAGAAGAGATATACTAGACGATCCACATAGAGGAAAGATTCTAGTCTCTGGAAGAAGGTTTGGTAAGTCTTATATGGCTATGATGTGGATCTTATATCATGATCTACAGCCTAATGAGAAGAGATGGATAGTTTATCCTACTTATAGGCAAGGTAAGATGGTAGCCTGGAATTTGCTTAAGAGCATATTCAGAGGTAAGAATGTTAAGATCAATGAGACTGAGTTATCTGTAACTATGCCTAATAACGCAGAAATCAGTATTAAGGGCTCTGATAAGGAAGATAGCTTAAGAGGTATCAGCTTAGGTGCTAAGGGCACCAATGCGGTAGTATTAGATGAATATGCCTTCATGAAGCCTAATGTCTTAAATGAGATTATTATGCCTATGATAGCTGAGACGCAGTCTAATATTTTTATATGCGGTACACCACAGGGTGTATATAACAATTTGTATGAATTATATGTGAAGGGACAAGATGATGATTCCTTCTGGAAGTCCTGGCAATATACCACTATTGAAGGTGGTTTTATTCCTAAAGAAGAGATTGAGAATGCCAGGCAAACTTTAGATCCAAGAACTTTTAGACAAGAGCTGGAAGGATCTTTTGAAGTATCTAGCAATAGATGTGCTTATAACTTTGATAGAAGAGTGCATGTCAGAGATGATCTAGATATTCCAAGTAGACAATACTGGGGAGTGGACTTTGGTGTTGCCAGTTATATGACAGCAGTATTATGTGCTGAATTTACTAATGGTGATGTTTATGTGATTGATGAGATCAGTTTAAAGAACTCTAACACATTTGAACTAACTAAACTTATGCAACAGAGAAAGCCTAATATTCCAGTGTATCCTGATCCAGCAGGAAAAAGTAGAACAAGTAATAGCACTAAATCTGATCATATGATCTTAACTGAGGGAGGATTTGTAGTGATCGCTAAAAAAGCTAATCCTACGCAGAAGGACAGATTGAATGCTTTAAACAAGAAGCTGAAAGATGCAAATGGTAAACATAGTTTATTTATTAAATCAAATTGTAAGAACACAATTAGAGATCTTGAAATGACTACAATGGAGAATAATAGAATGGTTAAGACTGAAACCTTAAGTCATCACATTGATGGGCTTTGCTATCCAATCCATTTCAAATTCCCGCTTACAATGAATAGTGTAGGATCAATCAAATGGTAGTGTATTTTTTATTAGGACTGCTTACTGGTTGGACTACATTTTTTTGTATGCTGTTGATCATAGCATATAAAACAGATCAAAGTAATAAGAAGCAATACCAGGACATGATTACCAACTTATACAACACATATCAAGATCACATAAACTTAGAAGATTTAAGGAAATTCAAATCATGATTATAACAAATTTAACAGAAAAAATGATGTATGACATCTTGATGGAAAGCATCAAGGACAACTATGATAGAGAACAGGAACATAGAGAATTGGCTATGGATTACTTTGAATCCATTAACTTACAAGATGATCTAAAGAAGTATTTTGATAGTGACTCATTATCACAGATACCGCCTGCCTATTTAAACTTAACAAGAAATGTAATTGACCGCAGATGTCAAGTGTATCAGGAACAGCCATTAAGATATGCTGATGAGAAATACCTAGAGCATATTGGTGATCTAGACAGCTCTATGAAAGAATTTGAGAAGCTGGTTTATTTATTAGGTACAGAAGCTCTATACACTTACTGGAATGATGACAAGCAGAAGCTTATGTATAGACCAATCCATTTCTTTACACCATTCTTTAGACCTAATGAAGATGATCCATTTATGGTTATGTGGCAAGTAGAGTCACAATTACAGGCAAGATCAGAAGATGCTCAGTTCATGGTATGGTCTAAAGCAACTGAGGATATGCCAGGAAAGCATTTCATGATCAGCAGTAAAGGTAAGGTCACATCTATAGTAGAAGGTGATGTAAATCCATTTGGTGATATTATTCCAATTAATTTTGGTCACAGATCATTTATGACTAGAGACTTTATGAGAGCTGGTGCTGATGATCTAATTGATGCAAACAGATCTATCAATATTATGCTTACAGAGATGGCTCTTTCATCTAGATTCCAACTTGGTCAGCCTGTGATTTCTGGGATTGATACTGAAGCTAGGATCCAGTTTGGTCAAGATAAGGCTCTGATCCTACCAGAACAGGCTACATTTGAATATGTGACACCTAATGCTAATGTAACAGCTATGAAAGAGTCTATTAAGTTCTTAATTGATTCTGTATCACAGGCTAACAATGTCAAGATCAACTGGAGTAGTAATGCACCAGAATCTGGATTATCAAAGAAGATGTCTCAGTTAGATCTTCAAGACTCTTTAAGATCTGATATTGAACAGATCTATAGACCATTTGAAAGACAGCAATTTAAGATAGCTCAAAGGATCTTAGAAGTATCTGGTGGTATCAATGTCAGTGATGAATTTAGTGTAGACTTCCAGGAAAGATCTGCACCAATGTCTACTGATGAAGAATTAAAGTATTATGAGTGGGCTTTTAAAAACAATCTAGAGACTAGACAATCTTATTTAAGAAAAAAGAATCCTGATCTAAAAGAAGAAGAGATCCAGGAAATAGTAGATCAGATTGATGAAGAAGCACCACAGCAACAAGAAGGTCCAGCAAGTATCCTAGATAGATTAGGAAGCTAAGATGGCGGATCTAGATTTTTATTCTGTAGAGATTCAAAACCTACAGAAGAAGTTATTTGACAAGTTAAAGAAGGCTATTCCAAGACTAAATGAATTGTCTGATACTCAGGTGATCACTATAGCTCAGGAGATAGATTTCTTCCAGGAATTAGATGAGCTTGGCTATGGCACATTATTAAATAAAATGAATGATGCTTATGAAGCTGAGATCATTAGAGCATATAAGGAAGTGTCTAGATTAAGAGTCGGTGTATCTACAACAGGTGCAGTGATTATGGATAATCTAAGAGGATTTGAACTGAACTACTTAAGTGATAGTGTAAGAGAATATGCAAATGAGATTAAGGTGGCTATGCTTAGAGGTATAGTTACTGGTGAATCTACAGATGCCATTATTACTAATATGTTAAATGAGTTTGGTCCTGGTAAAAGAATTGGATCATCAAGATCTGTGGCTTTGGTTAATGATGCATTTGCTAGGTTTAGTAATGCTACCAGGCAGAAGGCATATGAGCAGTTTCCAGAGACTAAGTTTGATTATATAGGACCTACTACAGGTAACATTAGAGATGCCTGTTCAGCAGTTAAAAGACATGTAGCAAAGAATGGTCCACTTACTTTAGCAGAGATTAGAAATCTCAGAGATATTATCGGTGTTCAAGATGATAGATCTGAGTTCTTTGGATTCTCAGATAGAGGTGGATTTAATTGCAGACATGATTGGGTGAAAGTACAGGAATGAAATTACCAGCAATAACAAAATTAAATAGAGAAGTCATGAAGGTTATAGCTCAAGAAGCTATAGATCTTATTAGATCAGATGCTAATAAGGGCATCTTCCAGAATGGTGTTAAGAATCAGCAATATGGATCACATGGTGACACTAAAGGTGGATCACCAAAGAAAAAAGGAAAGTACCAGGCATATAAAGCTAATGGCATGAGAAGATTTAAAGATGGTGCTAAGCTCAAAGGTTTCAAGGCAAAAGCAACTAATACAGATGCAAATTTTGTAAACATGAATTTAACAGGAAGAACTTTAAGATCTATGCGACCTGGTGCCAGGAAGAATACTGCTATTATCAGATTTGATAGTGCATCAGTAGTTCTAGGCAACAGAGCAAGGAAACCAAAGGGCTATGATCTCTTTGATTTAAGGAAAGAGAACAGAGCCATAATAGCAAATAGAATAGCTGATGTGTTAGCAAGAACAAATATAAAAAAGTATGTTGCTAAAACAGAAGTTATGAAATAACCAGGAGGACATTACATGTCTGAAGTACAGGAAGTACAAGAAAATAAAGTAGTAGAAGAAGCAGTAGCAGATAACACTACACAGGATAATGAAGCAGTCGGTGGCTTGATTGCAGAAAGTAAGAAGTACCGAACAAGGGCTCAATCAGCAGAGTCAGAGCTTAATGAGCTCAAGAAATTAATTGCTACAAAAGAAGAAGAGCAATTAGCTGAACAAGGTAAATGGAAAGAAATAGCTGAAAACTACAAGAAAGAGATTGATTCTTTGAGTGGCATTAAAGCTGATTATGATCAGATGCAAATGAAGAGAGCTCAAAGGAAAGAACACTTGTTATCAGAACTTCCAGAAGCAGATCAAGAAATCTACAATGAATTATCATTGGAGAAGCTTGAAAGACATTTGGAAAATAAAAAGATGAATAAGGTTAAGATGGATCCTAGTAAAGAGGTAACTGCTAGTGGCAAGTTTGCTTCAGCCACTAAGATGTCAGACATCACTGAAGAGGATCGCATGAAAATGAAAAGAGATCCTAATCTTTGGAATCAAATTGTAGAAGGCTATAAGAAAAACTAAAAAACTTATAAAGGGGTTTTAAAATGGCAAATGTTACAGGAACTGGGGGAACAGCAGATGTTTTCTTAGGGGAATTGTGGTCTGATGCGGTTTTAGATTATGCACAAAAGAGAATGATCTTAAGAAATCAGGTTACTGATTTTTCAAGTTTAGCTCAAGGTGCGGATCGCATTAATGTACCAAAAGTGTCTGAGGACACAAAAAGAGATAAGTCAGCAGATGGTGCTGTTACTTATGATGCTAACACTGATACATCAAGAACAATAGCTCTTGATCAACACATCTATGAAGCAAAGAGAATTGAAGATATTGCACAAGTGCAATCATCTCAAGATCTCTTCCAAGCTTATGCCAGCTCAATGGGCTACAGCTTAGCTAAAGGTGTTGAATCTTATATTGCAAGTCAGATCGTTGCTCATACGCAAAACAATGTTACTTTAGCAACAGATGATGTTATTCTTCCAGCAGAATTAAGAGCTGGTTTAGAGAAACTTCTAGATGCTAATCATGACTACACAGATGGAGATACTTTCTTCTATGCTAATCCTAAAGCTTACATGGGCTTAATGGGACAAGGTGATTTCACCAAAGCTAATGAAAGAGGTGAGGGATCACCTATTGCTTCAGGGCAATTAATCAACATCTATGGTATGCCAGTATATCCTTCAACTGATTGGACAGAAGGTGGTACTGCTGTATCAGGATCAGTATTCAAAAAAGAATCTGTTTTCTATGCTGAGCAATTCGGTGTAAGAAGTCAGAGCTCTTATGATATTGATTATCTCTCAACTTCAGTAGTAGTAGATATGTTATTTGGTGCGACTTTGTCACATGCAAATAATGATGCTGACTGCGGAATTGTGAACTTTAAAAATCCTGCATAGTAGGATTTACATCTTATATAGGGCTGGTGAAAACCAGCCTTATGTAGGTACCAAAAAAAGATTTTAAGAGCTTCTAGGACTATTCTAGAGCTTCAAATTTTAACAAAAAGAGGTGTTTATGCCAATATATGAGTATTTATGTGAGTGCGGTAAAAAATTTCAAACTATCCAAAGTTTCAATGAGCCTAAGCTAAAAACATGCACAATTTCAGATCAAGATGGAAAGCCATGTGAAAAAAAAGGCAAGGTCCAAAGACTGATCAGTAAACCAACTCTTTTAAAACTAGGTCACTTATCTGATAAGAAGTTAAGAGCAGATCTTGGAGATAATATTATTAATGAGTAGCAATACAAATTTAGGAAATACACCTGTATCACAGGGATATACACAGCTCTTCCATACTGGAGAGACTGGTGGTCTTACATCTACTTTACAGCAAGTATTTGATGGTGATGGTACAGGATCAGATTTATACCTGGCTACCAATAAAGTTAAGATTGGTACTGCTGGGAATTTTTTAGTAGGATCTAAAACAATCCAGGAATATATCCAGGACATTGTAGGTGATATGTTAGTTACTAATGGATCTCATACAAATCTTACTGCTACCTATGATGATAATGGTGATGGTGCCATAGATCTAAATGCTCAAGGTGCGGTAACAGGGATCACTGCTGGTACAGGGATCACAACTTCTGGATCAGGAAATATTACAATTAATGTGAATACATCTACTATTGCTACAAGATCTTATGTAGATA